GCCGATGCCTCAGATCCGCTCTTTTGTACTCTCTCCTGTGCCAGTGCGTCCCACCTTGTAAGCGGATCTGAGGCATCGGCTTCGAGCGCGCTACCGTACTCGGCAAAAAGATCACCTTTCCGTAGCATTTCCTCGTGAGCGTCGAGCAGGTGAATGAAGCTCTGGAATCCCTTTTCACTGAGGTTGTCAGCGGCTTCCTTCATAAGAGCAACAAAGTCTGCGCCCTTGGCGATGCGCGTATATTGCGCCGCCTTCTGGACAAAGACTCGCTCCCTGTCTGCCTCTTCCATCTTCCTGATACGCTCTTCAAGGGCAAACTTCTCGCGCCATAGCGGTCGGACTGCCTTTTGAACGTCCTCGGGGAGAAGGTCAAGATCTTCCTCTTTCTCAATTTTCTCGAGGGCTTTTTCTATACTTTTCTTCATTTTTCTAGCCTTGGACTTCTTAGCGCCGTCACCGTCTTCTTCCTCATCGTCATCTCCATCCTCGCCGTCATCTCCATCATCTCCGTCTCCGTCAGAAGGTTTTCCCTTCCCTTTCTTGAAACCGGAGAGCGCAGCGACTCTTTCAAAAACGTCGTCTGGAAGAACTTCAGCGACACTCTTTGTGAGTTTCATAATGCCCGTTAGGGCCTCAGTCGCTTCAGGTGGCAGCCCTTTGAATTCCTTTTCAATAACTTCACCGTCGGGCGTATCCTGTTTGAGTACGTCGATGGCGAAGGCTGCTTCTTGTTCTTGATCCATAAAATTAGATCCTGATGTGCGCTTACCAGCTGACTTAACCAAGTGAAGCTTTTTCTGGTTTGCACCCCGCGTAACGAGATGCACGCTCTCTACTTTAGTATCGGTCAGCTCAGTGTCTTTTTCTAGATGTATCTGTAGATCAGCAAGGCTAGGTGCGTCATTTGTATCGACTTTATCGTTCACTCGCGCCTTGGTTCTCTTCAGTTATTACGCTTAACGCGCACACCTGTTCCGTCGATGCTATATGCGCCGAACTCACCGCTCTGCGCACGCTTCCAAAGAGCATCGTTTATTGCGGTAAACAGCACCCAGGAGCCTTTTATTATATGTTCGCCATCGACGACCATATCAACGGGCGCGATGAAGCTCTCCACAGGCGTCGCCTCGGACTGACTCACCAGTTTTTCGTGGTGGGTTCCAATCCTGCCGCTGTTGGCGAGGTAGTCGTGCGCAACCTTCCGCAATTCATCGGGACGTATAAAGTCCCCTTGCGTATCGGTCTTGCAGACATCGCCAGAGTTGCAGGGTTCGTAAACAACACCCCACACGAGATGGTCTGTCCCTTTCAACAGGCGGGCCGTGTAGTGCCAGGCCGCTGCTTGTTTTTCTATCGTTTCAAAATTCTTTTTTGAGTATTTAAGTATTGCTTGTATATTGTCTTTATGTACTGATCCAAATGCACCTTGTCGTTGTAAATCGTGAAGAGCTACTCCAACTCGGCTTTCAGGCGTTCCAGAAAAATTATCCCTAAAATGCTGCATGATTTGTTCTGTTCGCATAGCTCCATGCTCATGCACGACTCGCAAGACTTCTTGTTTAGTCTCCGCTGGTGATAACTCCTTGTCTTTTGAGCCTGCTCCTGGATGCGGACCTGAGCCAGGCCCACCCTTCACGATTACTGGGCGCTTTATCAGTTTTTTCGGTATCTAGCTTCGAGAGCCTTTGACACCTGTAACCTTTTCCTTTGAAGCTCATCCTTTGTCCTCGGCGTGTATAATGAATTAGGATGAGGCATCGTAAATTCAACGTCCCTTTCCAGTGCTTTCTTGACCGTGTGGCCCAGCGCGATTATCGGGATCTTGCGCTTAGACTTTGATCCGGCTTCTACCTTTGCCAGCTCATCCCTAAACCATGGCTGCCATGATTCGATCTCATCAACTGTAGGTTCTCTGACTTTTCCGCTCTCGTCTTTGAGCAGTTGCGGCACGAGGTAAGTTATGGCAACATTATCTCGCGTCAGTCCTAAAGGCGTTAGGTATTCGTCGTTGAATATCTTGCCAGTAGATCCTACTAACGCCGATTTCCTGATTGACTCTACTTCTCCAGGTGAAGCTGCTACGAAGGTAAGAATGGGCCGCTTTCCGATGAAGGTTGGCACGTCAGATTTCTTAACGCTCTTCTTAGCCTTCTCCTTCAATTTCATGCAGTTGGTTTTCACCTTTTCACAATCCGCATCTGCCTCTTCAGCGGTTTCCTTCGCTATATTATCCGGTGCATCCTCGCCGATGTCCTTATAATACGACCGAAGCGTTGCTTTCATTGAATCCAACTCTGACGCTGGGATTCCACTAGATTGGTTGATCCTGCCGGCTGCAGCTGCGAGTCCTACCCTGCTTATCTGGAACTTGCCGTTGATTATGTCAGCTACTGGAAACTTGTAGCCGCCTGCGTTGTCTGCGTTGTCTGGGTCGTGATATAGGAATCCTTTACCGTACTTCTGCCAGTCTACGTTTTCCTTATCTGGACCGCCTGCCCATGCTAAAAGCCTCTTTTGTGCAGCTCCAGCATCCCATGAGCCCGTAGAGGCTACAGGTGCGTCCTGCTTCCCATGTGCTGTCTTTTCCATTTTATTTTTATCTCTACATTTTTGCGTGTCTTGTTCCTCGCACGCTCCGTCAGCTTTACCATCATCATCATCGTCTTCATCTACTCCAGATGGGAGTGGCTGCTTGTTAACTTCTGCGTTCACTTCTGCTTGTGTATCCTGTGCCTGGTGCGCTTCTGTGGCTGCCTGCGTGTCGGCAGATTGTGACTGCGCCTGAGCAGCACGTGCCTTTGCGCTTGCCTTTCCACCAGCACGCGGCAGGGCCTTTCTGTGCAGAGTGTCCATAACGTGCGGAGGAACATACTGCCGCACTGCGTCAAGTAGTTCACTTATGTATTCCGGTGAATACTCCTTTTGTTTCGCTTCCTTTTCTAAATCATCCATCGTAGCATTATTCCTCTTGTTTAATCTAAATTTTAGGTTTTAAGTATCAAACATAAAATGGCCTGAACGTTACCGTAAATTCTGTTATTCCTTCCTCATCAACCCCCATAGTTATAAAATGATAACCAGTATGATTGGCCAACCGCTTGCTTCGCATCCATCTTGATTGTGTCGATAGCGCCCCGCCGCTTACAGCATGGATATGGCGTTCAAAGAAATACCCCTGTTTGTGGCTATGTCCCATAAGCAAGACATGCGGTTTTTCTCCTCCGGTGAAGGATTCGATGAGTTTCTGAACCCGATAACTTGTTGCATACGAGGAGCCATCCTCTCCGTGAAAAACGCGTATCAATACCCCACTAATTTCTATATCGCCTTCATCACGCCCGATATACTCCATATTTGGGACAGACTCACATACATCTTCCACGATGTTCGCGCCCATTGCTTCATACCACCTGTCATGATTGCCAGAGATCAGATACGTATGAAACGGTATTTTTGATAGTTGTTCTTCAGCGTACGCTTTTTGTGCCGCATAGCCAATATCTCTTAATTCATAAATTAAATTATATTTTCTCGGGTCCATTCCGTGTGTAAGATCACCGCCAAATATGCAAAACTGAGCCTTTCGTTTTTTGCATGTTTGTATAAAATCATCCAAGAACTCCTCGTGATAATAGATGCTTGACATATGGGCATCAGTAAAATACCCAAACCGTATTTCCTCTCCTGAATGGCCTATCTTTACTTTTGGAGGTGTTACAGAGAATGAGCCAAGACCTTTACCCTTGCTTATTGCCGCTAGTTCTTCGGCGGTGTATTTGCCGTGAATTCCTTCTAGATACCGAACCCCCCGTTTTCTTTGCCTAAAGCTCCGCGTCCATTCGTTTTTGTACTCACGCTCTTTTTCTCGGTTCTCTACACGATACAATCTACATGCTTCTCGGCACGCATCGCACGTTTTAAACCCACCTGACTCGATCGGTTTATTGCAGCGGGAGCAATGTTCTGTCATGTTTACGTATAGAATTTAGAGTTCAGAAGAATTCTTTTAACCAATCATTCAGAGTTTCTTCATCGTCTAGGTGTATCCACTCCAGCGTTAGTGCAAAGGTAAGGTCATCGTAACCCTTTTCTTCCAACCAGGGATGTCTTTGTTTTGCAGCGTCTAATGCCTGGACTGTCTCTTTTGATAGTTTGACGTTCATGTTTATCTTAACCCAGCTTAATTGTAATAAATCATCATCGTCCTTTTTTAATCGGCCTCTGCGGTTTCTTTGATGCCGCCATTCTGAAGAACTCCGCCTCGCTCATTGGCTGGCCGCCTACCGTAAACCCTTCACCTTCCGCTATCGCTCCCAGCTTTGGAAG